CCGTTAATACTGGTCAAGGGGTTATTGTTACTCCAACAGGATTAAGTGTTGGAACAGAAATAGGAAACTTTACTTTAGTTACTGATAACATACTTCCTGTAACAGGAATTAATGTCAATTCTCTTTTACAAAATCCAACAATACTAGCTGATGGAAATGTCACGACATCTGCTCCTGGAGATCAGATGGATTTTGCTATTGGTGAAGCGATAGTTGTTGCCTCTCACATTGAAGAAGTTACTGGTCAAGAATTATCCACATCCCTAGCTAATGTCACCATAGAAAGTAGATACACTGTTTCTGGCGTTTCTATGCAATTTACAGACGGAGACACAACTGAAACAGGTAGTGCAATCGTAACACCAACAGGTGTTGAAATGTCCGTGGTTTTAGGTAATATGAGATCGACTCCATGGGCGAATGTAGTAACAGGTGCAAGTAATACTTGGATTGAGGTGGCAGCATAAAAAATGTTGCTTGAAGGATAAAAAAAGATATATTTTATAGAGGTTTAAAACATGGCAAGTACATATTCAGATAGACTCAAACTCGAACTCATGGAAACAGGCGCTAACGCCAATACATGGGGAAACAATACTAATACAAACTTAGAAACACTTGACGCTTTTAGTGCGGGTTACTTATCTAAGTCTGTTGCAGGTTCAGCCAACGTCACATTGACATCCAATAATGCTGATCCCACTGCTGAAGCTTCTAACAAAGTAATCGAATTTACAGGTACTTTGACAGGAGACATTACAGTTTTTGTTCCTGCTGTTGAGTCTAACTATATCTTTTTTAATAATACTTCTGGAGCTTTCACTTTAACTGTTGCACCGACAGGACACGGTGCTAATGGTGTCGCTATCGTTCAAGGTTCTCACACTGTGCAATATTGCACAGGGGATACTGTTGTTGATCTTTTTGCAAATTCTTTAGGAAATCTTTCTGTAAAAAATAATGTTAATGTTGTAGGTACAGTTAATGCAACATCCTATGTAGGGAATGGTGCAGGATTAACAGGCGTTGATCCTTTTGAGTCTGGCACAAAAATGGTTTTCTATCAAGCATCTGCTCCAACAGGATGGACACAAGATACAGCATCTGCTTTGTCAAACACTGTCATGTCAGTTGTGACAGGAACTGGTGGTGGTACAGGTGGTTCAACATCTTACTTCTCCTCATTCTTGGCCACGACAGATAAATCTGCTCCCGCTCAACCTGTTTCAGGTTCTGTGAGTGGTACTGTTGGAGGAACTACACTTTCAACACCACAGATAGCTAGCCATACACATACTATAAACAGAAGAGCTGGTAATCCAGTAGCTGGTCCAGCACCAGTGGCTCCGGCAGATCCTTCCCCCAATGATACGAACCTTGTAACTAATGCAACAGGAGGTGGTGGAAGTCACTCACACCCTTTTAGTGGTAGTTTAGCAAGTGCAACGGCGGACGTAACCATTCCTGCAGCGAATGTCAAATATGCAAACGTAATTGTTGCTGCAAAAGATTAATTGATCATTTCATTAAATTCAGAATACAAAGACGTCAAAGTGAATAGAACAAAAGTATCTCATTTCAAGGATTTTTTTAAGTTAGAAAAAAATTTTGATTTTAACACATTAGCTTTTCTTTTAGATAGGAAAGAAAATGATAACTATTATAGTCCTAATGGGAAAATTAAATTACGTAATTTTGATATTTTTCATGAGGGTAAATTTTTTTCAAATTTTGTTAAAGATCTATTACTAGATAAAAATTTTAATAAAATAGATGCAGATATTCATGCTTCAATGAGTAAAATTGGATTTAGTGAAAATCATCAAGACGAAGAATCAGTCTTTCTTTTTCCTTTAGTAGGATCAGTAATCTACAACGTTTATGATGAAACTAATTTTACTTCATATTATATGAGCGTTGGTGATTTACTAATAATACCTAAACATATAATTCATGCAGCTATTCCTTTATGTCCGAGAATAGTAGTTTCAGTAGGAGTATTCGACTAATGCCTATTTTTGATCCTGATGGAAAATGTCCTCTTCTTAATAAGAAATGCATTAAACATCAATGTCTTTGGTATAATATGCTTCAAGGAAAACACCCTCAAACAGGACTAGATGTTCAAGAGTGGGGCTGTTCTATCGCTTGGCTACCCTTACTTTTAGTAGAAAATTCAGCAAAAATGACAGGCGTTCAAGCTGCCACCGAATCTTTTCGAAATGAAATGGTTAAAGGTCAAAATGTCATGAATAATATTTTAGCTGCAAATCCTCAAACAAGAAAAGAAATGAAAAATATTAGCAGTTTATTTGGAAAAATAGGAGACCATCAAAAAGCATTGGAAGAAAAAAACCCTAATTTAGAGGATGAAACTATTAGACAATTAAGCAACAATAAGGTAAAAATAAAGAAAGGAAAAAAAGATGGCAACAACAGTAAATAATACAACAGTTAATTCAAGAATAACTATTATTTTTGACGCTGACGGATCATTAAACGGTGATGGTCCTGCTAAAGGAACAGGCAATACAGAATCAGATGTTTATTTAGATAGCAAAGTTTATTTAAATATTCGATCCCATACTGAAATAGATGCAAATGTTCATGCTTTACAATGGAACGCTACGACTAACACAGGTGAGTTAGAGTATGTTGATAACAGAGAAAATGAATCTCTATCTTCTCTTCCTCAGTGGGTAACAAATGTTGTAATTAGATGCGAGGCTCAAGATGTTTGGAACACAGTTTATTCTGCAAATGTTGCAGAACAATTCACTGCTTGGCAGACATCTAATCCAGATGCGAACGTAGAAACTTTTTCTGAAAACACTTCACAAGCTGCAACTGTAGCAGATACAGCCAGAACAAATTATCTGACTGAACACAGTATTACTTACTAAGTAATTGTGTATAAATAAAAAATGAAAGAATATATTTTAGAAGTCAAAAAAATAATACCTCAAACTTTTTGTAAAAAAATTATTTCTTATTTTGACAATAATTATAACGACGCTGGAACTGTTGGATTAGGAGTCGATAAAAATATAAGAAATTGTTTAACTCGATCTTTATTAGAGCCAAAATCTTTTGGAGAAAAAATTTGTTTAAACGCAGTGAAAGAAAAAATATTTCATTGTGTAGATCACTACAAAAATAAACACGACATAGATATTGATAAAATATCTCAATTAGACATTCTTCGATATGATGCAAATAAATTTAAAGCAGGTTACGACTTTCACAAAGACTTTGGTCATAAAGTTACAGAGAGACATTTATCTATTTCTATTTGTTTAAATAACGAATATGAAGGAGGAGAATTTGTATTCAAATTAGATAATGAAAGTCTTCTTACAATTCCTCAAAATGTAGGAGATGCTGTGATTTTTCCATCTAATTTTATGTTTCCTCATCAAGTAAATAAAGTAACTAAAGGAACACGATATGCTTTAATAGGGTGGGTAATCTAATGCAACCGATTTTTATAAAAGAATTTTTACCAACACAAATCTTAAATCTAGCTTATTCCTATTCGATTATTAAATTTTCTAATCAAAAAAAATTTAATATTGATGGTCAAACAAACTCTTTAATTAGCGAGCATGGTGACTATTTAATGGAAACATTAATGGATATGAGCACTTCTGTCGTGGAACAAAACGTTGGTAAAAAACTATGGTCAACTTATTCCTTTTTTAGAATTTATGACAAAGGTTCTGATTTAAAAATACATACTGATAGAGAGTCTTGTGAATTCACAGTGGCTTTGTGTTTAGGAGCAGATCCTATTGATCAGCCTTATGAAATATTTGTAGGAGAGGAAGATGAAACTTCTGATTATAAATATTATAATAAGGAAGGAGAATATAAACGGTATCGAATTGATCATAAGTTTCCTATGGTTCCTAATAATGCAGTAATTTTTAAAGGTAGGGATAAAATTCATTGGAGAGAAATCTGTCATCATGATCATTTTATCACTGTGTTTTTACATTATGTTGATCAAGAGGGTCCTTATAAAGATTTTAAATTTGATAAAAGACAAATGTTAGGGGGAAAGAATGATTAAACCAGAAG